GAAGCCGCAGCCGCGAAGAAATCCGGGAAGCCGTGGGGTGGGGGGGTAGTACCCTACGTCCCCGAATCGTCGAACTAAAACACCTAGGGGTTTTGGATGTGGTCGGATACGGTAAAAACGCTAATGGACGGCGTGTAGAGTTGATTGGGCTAAGATGAGTATTGTTCAGTTTCTTACTGGAACGGCAACGACAACGGGGGTGGGTGGGTACCCACCCACCCCCCTAACCAACCGTCCACAACAACAACAACAACAACAACAACGAACGTATACGAACATACCACGTTGAACAATGACCAACTACAGGAATTTATACCGGACGATAGATGGCATCCAACAAGACATAGAAGCCCGCCTAACCAAACTACGCGAACAAATACGCAAAGAAGAACTCCACGGCGTAAGCAAACGCCAAAGACACATAACCGACGCACCCGTAGACGTTGAAAGCGGCTGGCGCGAATACGCCCTAAACCGTTGGACAACCTACGACGACTTTAAAGCCTACGCAATAACCGTGTCCGCGGACACATTATGCGCCATATACCGGACCTATGCGTTTGAAGACCTGAAAGCTAAGGAGATTATGAACTTAACCAAGTCGATTTACCCAGTGGTGGAGGTATTGTAGTGGCTTCTTGTCGGTATAGGTGTGGTATGGTGGGGTGGGTGGGGTTCGAACAAGGACTACACGACCTCCTAAGAATGTTCAAAAAGTATCCAGAAGTATGGGAAGAGGTGCGGCGGTGAGGGTTTGTCCAGTGTGTGGAGGAGATTTGAACGAGCCGCAGTTGTGGATAGGCGCAGCTATTATGCGGTGTAACCGCTGCCACCGCGTATTCGGCTGGTACCTCATGGAGGACGCATAAATGAAAAGTGTTGGTGGAATGTTATGGGACCTCCTTTGTTATGGCATGTCTGGGGTATGGTTAATAATGTGCATCATATTAGCAGCGTCCATAGGTGTTAATTCCACGCTTTCCCCACTGTGCGAGTATTATTTGTTTAAAGGTGTTTTAATGACTTGGACAGTTTCAATGGCGTGGATAGGGTTAGCTGTGTGGCCTCAACTCATAGATTTCGGGCAGGAATGGGATAGGAGGAGGCGCAAATGATTGGGTGGTGTCGGTTGTTTGAGTGCTGCCCCCTAGCGCACCCGGGCAGCGAACTTTGCCGGGGAAAACCAGGCTGCCGACTATTAGGGGGTGGGGAGTGATGTGTAATGAAACCCGGATGGAAGCCCTACAAAACCTAGTAGACGACGCAGTAGACAAGGAGCAGACCCGGATAATAGGGATTATTATGCATAGGATGCCGCGCAGCCGCCTAAGACGAAACATCATAAACGAAATAAAATGGAAATAACGGTTAATTGGTGGTTGCATGAGCGATGGACTTATAATATTATGTTAGTCCTATTTGGGATAATCACAATAATCCTGCTCAACATCATAGACCACCTCAAAAAAAAACAAACTAACAATGGCTAAGGGTTTTAGGAGAATGTGTATGAAATGCCACAAGGCAATGATTGTTGAGGTAGTAAAAGGAAGGGATTGTTCAGATTGGTTATATCGTTGTCCTAAATGTGGGAAATTACGAAGTTGGAGCAGGGATGTAGTAGCAGAGAACCCTTAATTGGTGTTTTATCAAGAGTAAATGACAATGAAAAAAAACAAAACCGGAAAATGTAACAAATGCCAAGAACTTTTGTTACAAATACGGGAGCAAAAGAAGGAGATTAAGCACCTTAAGGCATGCTATCAAAGTTGGAAACGCGGGTATTACGACCTACAAGCCCAAATCTACAATTTAAAAAAACCCAAAGATGGTTAGTTGTTACAAATATTCGGTTAGTATTCATTACCGGGCGGGGGCGGGGTCGGAGCGGGAAAGGATGCTCCTAGAGTGCGCCCAAGAGTATGCGTGCGACGTAGGCCCCCACCTAATAGACCGGCTTTTGGAGGACCGGTTTAGGTTGTTTGAGGCGCATAAAGCCGAGTTGGCAAGGATTGCTGCGGATGAGGCTCGGTTAGCAGCGGATAAGCGTAAGGTGATGGGAGGATGACAAACAAAGGGGCCGCCGTAATAGAGGCCGTCAAAGACCAAAGAGGGGAATAAAGAGGGTGTAAAACATGGATACAAAGGAGCAATTAGTCACTGCCTTAGATGGTCTTTTTTTCTTAGTGACTAATGCCCCTACCATTATCACATTACTATTATTTTCAATGTTAATCGAACAAAGGGAGGAAACGAAAAATGGCGAATAAAGCAAAAACTGGTTTGATTTTGGTAGAGTGTTATATGTGTGGGGGTAGCGGACAGCAGGGAGAATGGGATAATGTAGGAAAAAAGGAAATGTGGGTTGTTGAAGACTGCCAAAATTGCGATGGAAAAGGCAAGTCACACATGCCTTTTTTGGATAAAAGGTCGAAGCCGTCTTTTAAAACAATGCTTAGACCAAGGCATTTTTGATGAATAAAACGAACGGATGTCAATGGCAATAAGTGATAGGGCTTTTAAGGATAGTTTGGTGGCGATTGTCAAAGACCACAAGAAGCATTGTAAGCACAGTAAAGATTGTGGAATTTCGTTATTGGTCTTACGCTTTTGGAGCGGTGAACATGGTATCAAATTCACGAAGGATGAAACAGAATTATTCTGTTGAAGTGAGGGAGGCTAAGGATGGGTATTAGTGTTATTTGGGCATCTGATGAGGATAAGGATAGTGGATGGGTTGAGATTGTGATACGCCATTGGTGTAAGAATATCATGGAAGCAGATAAGTTAGGGGATAAATTTAGAAAAGTAGATAATGAAGAAGTAGGGGAGGGGTCTAAGGAATGAAGGTTTTGAATCTCTACGCAGGCGTAGGAGGCAATCGAAAGCTATGGGAGAATGTAGAGGTAACGGCGGTTGAGTTGGATGAGCTGACGGCCGGCCTTTATCGTAAACATTTTCCCCAAGACCAGTTGATTGTAGGTGACGCTCACCAGTACCTTTTAGACCACATGGACGAGTATGATTTCATCTGGAGCTCGCCACCATGCCCAACACATAGCATAGTTAATCACTTCTTGAACGCGCAAGGTATTAGGAGATACCCGGACATGGCGCTCTTTCAGGAGATAATCTACCTCAAAACCTTTTGTAAGGCTAAATATTGTGTCGAGAACGTCAAGAGCTACTATCCGCCGTTGATTAAGCCTCAGGAGGCCGGCCGCCATTATTTCTGGACGAATTTTCCGATAAGCGACCTTGTGGGAGAAGACTTCCAGATTGGGCGGATGAACGGTAAAAATCAGCATAGGGCAAGAGCGCAACGCATACAGATTGAAGGATTCGAGGTCAAGGGCGAGAAGTACCTGAATAATTGCGTCAATCCCAGGCTTGGAGCTCATATCCTTGATTGCGCGTTCAAAATTAAACAAGAGGTTTTATCATGTTAGAAAAGAGGGAGGAACAATGAACATTAACGACAAGTTAAAGAGGGTGTAAAACATGGATACAAAGGAGCAATTAGTCACTGCCTTAGATGGTCTTTTTTTCTTAGTGATTAATGCCCCTATCATTATCACATTACTATTATTTTCAATGTTAATCGAACAAAGGGATGTTAAGGATGGAACTTGATTTTAAGGATTTTGTGTTGAGAGTACACTCGCCGAATAGGGATTTGTTGGGTGAACGTAGATGTAAGATTGTTGAAGGTTCACCCAGAATGGTAGCGGCCTTTTTGCGTGGATATGAAGAAGTGAGGGACGGCTAAATTAGTTTGGGGGGTGCCATAGTTTTTTGCGGAGTTTTTCCGGGACCATCCGGTTGAACCGTTCGTCTAAAGCATCCCCGAGTAATTCTAACTGCTCGTTTAACCTTGTTTGGCGGAGTGTATCGTCTTCTATGCTGCTTATTTCAGCATAGTTTTTTTTGCACCTACCTATTGGTCCGTAAGGCCATGCTAGGTCTGTTAATGTGTTTACTTCGCCTGTGGCGGATGCGAGGCCAAACCACAAGTATTCTTCTGTGCTTAGTTTTTTTTGCAGGTTTCGCATTAGTTTCGCGGTTGTGTGTGCTTTCATAGTGGGTGTGTTTTTCGGTGGGCTAGGATATTGTCTAAGACGATTATTATGATTATTCCTGCTATAACTAATTCGATGCCGCCAAGTATTTCAACTGTCATCTTCAAAATATTTTGGGAAAATATAGCGGACTACTAGGCCAAAAATGGCAATACATACACTTATTCCCCCCGTCCAAATTATAGCTTCACTATGTGTCATTGTAGGTTGCCTTTTACCCAACTCCAATTATAGATGGGGTGGTCTGTTAGGTTGTCTACGTCCATGCCACCATAGGTTAGTACGCATGTGCTGTTTATGCAGCGGGGTTGTTTGGCGTAGTCGTTTAGTTTCCAGCCGCAGCCCATCCGGTGGTCTTTGCTGCGGCACCAGTTTGACATGAAGTTGCCCCATTCTGCGCCGCTGAACTCGTTTATGGTGTATTTGTAGCCGCCTACGATGCCGCAGCAGTCGTCTACTATGATGCAGTCGCGGTCTTTGCCGCAGGTCTGCCAGCCAGGGTTTACTTTGATTTTTGACGGCAAAACATCCTTAAGATGCCTTAACGTAGTGGTTGTAGTCGTCGTAGTAGTAGATGTGGTTGTTGTCGTGGAAGGCTCTGTTTTTGGTTGCGTAGTGGTTGTAGAAGTCGTAGTGGCTGTCGTAGTCGTAGATGTGGTGGTGGGTATTTGTATGCGGGCATAATCTATGGCTGCGGGTTGCGGCGTTTGCGGGGTTTGCCGTAAGCATCCGCTACATATTATTAACAGTAATATTCCCAATAGTGGCTTTGATGTGGTTTTCATTTTGTGTTTTGGCTATTATTGCGGCAGCGTCTTCTTCGGTTATCAGGGTTGTATTCCAAGTGGTTAGTTTAGCGTCTGAGGTTAGGTAGCTGCCGCCTTGGTTGCCGGTTATTTCGGCTACCCGTTTGTTTATTTCTGCGACTTTGCGGCAGCATTGGCTTTCCATCCCTTCCATGAACATTGTCAAATAGGTTAGGCTGGTTATGACTATTAAGATGGCGAGTATTAGGCGCATTTGTTCAAAGCGTTTGCACATCGGGCATTCGGGGTGGCTGTAAAAGTATTGGTCGTTAAATTCGCCGAACCGCACCCAAAAACTTTTATTCTTTTTTTGGTTCATCCTCTACTTCCTTACTATCAATAAGCTGTGTTAAGGTGCATGTGCCGGGGTGTATGCGGGTAATGTGGAAATTATATTCTTTAGCGTTTTCTTCCGGGGACGGTTTGATAATCAACGAAACCACTATGCCTTCTTTGCTGGTTTGCACACCGAATATTTCCGCTTCATACTCCATTTTTTTTACCTCCTAAACTTGTTATATGGGTTATCGTCTTTGTCTAAGACTTTGATAAGGCCGCTTTTCACCAGCACATAAGAGTATACCCGCCATTTATCGTATATTTCTGTGCTAGGGGTCCGCCCCGTCAAAGCGTTAAATAATTGTTTTTGTAGGTCGGCGGTGTCTTTGAAATCTTTGTTTTTCACCTCATCCAATTCTTTTCTGATGTTTGGGAGGTTTTCGCTGAGGCTAAGACATTGGATAAAGTATTCTATGCCTATTCTGCGTTTGCGGTTCTCTTCTTTTTTGTTCCCTTGAAAATGGTTTAAGACCGCAGACGATAATAAGGGGCCGGTCAAAACATAGTATTCCTGGATTTTCAGGTTTATGTATGTTCCGCTTTGGCGGATGAACTCGTTGTATCCGGCTCCGGCGTCGGCGGCCATCCTATTTTATCACGCCTCCCACTTGGCTTACCATTGGCAGCGTGGTTGATGTCACCGACTGGGCTGGTTGTACTATGCTGCTAATGTCTGCGCCCGTCGCCGCCAACTTAGCCAGTATTATCCCTTTTTCTGTTTCGCATGCTTGGGCTGTGGCCCATGCGGCGGGGCTGCTCCATATTTTGTCGTATAAGACGATGGTGCCGACTAATACTATACCGAATATTATCATTATGGATGTTAGGTTTTCGCGGATGAACTGCCAAGTGCCGCGGGGTTCTTGTTTTCGTAGTGTGGTGACTACGCCTTTGGCGAAGCTGACTTCTTCTATGCTGGTAACATATGCGGGGGTTGCGCCGGTGCTGCCTCCTTGCAGTAGGCTGTCCAAGTCTACCATGCTGCCGCCGCTGTTGATGTCGCTTATTAGTCCGAGGCGGACTTTCATCGGGCCTACGCCGGTGCCGCCGCGTTTGACCTCATAGGTTAGGATGATTGGTTTGCCGTCTTTGTCTTTGCCCATGTTTAGCTTCCAACTGTTAGGGATAGTCTTATCAACTTCCGCCAGCTGTAGCATCCAGTTACCGTCGGCGGTTCGGCGAATAAACCCTGGCACTTTGAACAAACCCATTTTTATCCACATCCAAGTTATGTCCCAGGTGAAAAAATAGAGGAACGCGTTTTCCAAAAACCACAAAACGGTTATGAAACTGGTCACTATCGTTATCGCATCCAAAATCGTGTTTATGTCCAAGTTTATTGCAGTCATCTAAAACCAGCTCCCATTTTGTTTTGGCGGCGCAGCCTGCTGCGGCTCCAACCGTCCAGCCATGCTAATCTGTGTGATAGTGGTCCGTTGTTTGCTGTGCATCCCGTCTTTGGCTTGGGTTGCTAGGTCGCGGCCGTAGATGGCGGCTTGGTCGATGTCCCATACGCCGCGGCCGTGTTCTTTGTTTAATTCGTCGGCGGGGGTGAACATTTTAGCCTTGATTTTTGTCAGGAGGATGTCCAGGTCCCGGACCCTTAAATCGGTTTCGCTCATGTTGGCGTTAATGACTTGTTTGCCTACGATAGCGTACATGTTGCGTTTCATCCCTAATGGTACGTCACCTTTTAGGATGGTTTGTTTGGTGTCGGGGTCTTTGATTTCTAGGAAGGTTTCGTGTTCTGCCAGCCAGCGTTCTATTTCTAGGTTTGGGCTTGGCGGTTCACCCATGGCGGGGTTGGGGGCGTCATCATATATGGGGGGTTCCATGGGTTGCGTCTGTGGGGGGGGTTGGTCCATTGGTGGCGGCTGCGGTTTCCGGCTAATAAAGGGTATGTTCATATTATACCTAGTTTTTGGAGTTTGTTTGTTATTGCTTTGTCGAGGTCTTCGGTTATCATTTGGTCATAGGTTTTTCCGTGCGTGTTCTGGTGGAACATGGTTAATGTGTGTACTCGGTCCGCGAAACTTTGCCCTATTAGTTTTCGGTTGATGTATTCGATGTCTTGTTCGTAGAGGCGTTGGACGCTTATATTATCCTTCTCCAACATAACCATGTAAATCCCAGTAAATGATTGTATACGGTGGGTAATGGGCAATAACTATTATTGTTTTTTAAATACCCCCTTACGGCAGGATTCTATATGGGAAACACTTTTCCCGGAGGTAAACAGATATGAAGCAGCTTAAGAAGAAAGGGCAGGCGGCCGCAGGGATGGCGATTACAATAGCCACAATGGCGATTGTGCTTATTGTCGTCGTTATCGTAGTCGGCAACCTGACATCGAACCTAACGGTTCCCGCAGGCAGCGCGACGGCCGCGTACAATAACGTGACTTATTACACGTGGACGGGGCTAACACTCGTAGCCATAGGTATAATCCTGGTCGCGGGCATGGGCCTAATCTTCATGCTAACGCGTGGAGGCCGCTAGACCTAAAATGCCGCTTCAGAACCGTGGCAACGCGGCGGCGCAGATGGGCATTACCATCGCCACCGTCGCGGTTGTGCTGATAGTTTGCACAGTCGTATTAGGGCAGTTATTCACAACCGCCACTGATATGGCGAGTGTGACTTCAGCTACGGGAATGGCGGTAGCAAACGTTAGCCTATACACTTGGCAGGGCATAACGCTTGTCGCAATCGGCATAATCTTGATGGCCGGAATGGGCTTGATATTTATGCTGACGCGTGGAGGCCGCTAAACCTTTGGGGTAGAAAAAACTACCCCAAACCTATTTTTTTTATTATTTATAGTAGTATGCCCATAATATCCATTCTGAGATGGAAAACACGCTATATTTAGCGTTGCTGTTTTTTGCCTTTACGCTGACGCTTTTAAGTTTCATAAAAAACAAAACAATAGCGTTAAGACTGTTCAGCGCCATGGCGTTAATCGCCGCCGCCATCGCCGGATTAGGCGAACCCTTCCTATATGTTGGCTTCGGCAGCGTGAACGTAATCACCTACGCCAGCTCCCAGGCCGGGGACCCTGGCAGGACTTTGGAGCCGTGGGTTTGTTTAATGTATGGTTTAATGGGGTTTGTTCAACTGCTCATAACCGTGTATTTAGCCATCGACTACGGACAACGCGCCGCCATGAACCAAAATGTGCCGGAGGTGGAGGTATAAGATGGCCGCATATGTTCGCAGTATACCTTCCCGTTCAGCGGTTGTTGTTCCAGTGCCGGGTAGTGTGGACGAGCCGGTTCCGGATGTGGAGCCTAACATACAACAGAACCCGCAGGGATGGTTTCAGTATAATCTCCGGCGGTTGGGGAATACTGCCGCCAATCGGCAGGCTTTAAGTTGGCAGATGCGGCAGGCGGGTGTGGGGTTTGTTGATAGTACTGGTAAATGGTATGGGACCACTGGACGCGGCGGCGGTACTGAGTATCATACGGAACTAAAAGAGCGTGTGCAGCGTGAGAAGGTGGAGCGGCAGCGCCAATATGAGATACAGAATAAGCAGGACATTGATGCGGCAGTCGATGCGGAGGTGCAGCGGATTGAAACCAAGTACAGTAACCGCGGCGTTTATCGATTGGATGCGCCACCTTATTTCGTCAGTGAAACCGGCCGAGAAAACATCCGCCGAAACATACTATTGTATGGCAGCCCAATCAGTCCGATGCGTCGTACCAATCCCCGCGACCCATACTATGAGAAGCCGCCGGAGCCAGTAACTTATCCAAGTTATAGCCGGGAAGCGGCGCGGGCGCAGATGGAGAAAGAAATAGATTATCGCCAAAGCAGATATAATGTTTTCCGTAATCCACAGGGGGAAAGCGGAATAACCAGTTACCCCTACGCAAAATATTTGATAAGCCGCAACACGGTGGATTTTGGCGGAGTGATGGGCGGTGAACTGAAACCGGGCAGCGCCATTGACCAAGGGTTTGAAAACATGTTCAGCCGCCGCCGACAAAGATACATTGCGACAGAAAACATACCTTCTTATCAGGTTGATGCATCCACACCCTTCGAGCCAGTGAAGCCGGAGGAGGACAGGGCAACTCCTCCGGCCGAGGCCCAGGCGTTTGATATACCAGAGCAGTTTAACAGTTTCTTTGCTGCCGCCGAGTTTGTTGGGTTGAAACCGCCGGAGGGGGTGGAGGTGTCGCGGCCGGAGCAGCGGCAAATAGTGGAGATGAGTATACTGCCGGGTATAGAGTTTGGGCGGTTGTTTTCTGGGAAACCAGAGGCCCCGGAAGGATACGAAGTTGATGTGCCGCAGGGTACGGGGTGGAGTGTCTACGCCCCAGGCACAGTGCCTTTTGTTAGCCGCCAAAGCGCAGAAACATATTCTACCCAACCAGATGTTTTAGGAACGGCTGCGACGGCTGCGGTAATCTTTGGCAGCGGCCTACTGAAAGCCGGGGAAGTCAGTAAAAATAGTGGGTGGTTGAAGACGTTGGCGTTTGGGAAAGAAGTTTTCAAAACCGGGGCCAGCCTAAAAATCGGCTACGAAATGATAGGCGGATATGTCAGCCAAAACATAATAAACCCAATAGTAGGCCAAGCATACTATGACATAGGCCGCGGCGCAGACAAGTTAGGCCCGTATGCGGGAACATTTGTTAAGGCGGCGGTGCTTAGTCCCGGCGGTGCCGGAATGTTTTATGGTATGCGGGCGGTAGGTTATTTGGCACCGTATACGGGGTTAGTGTCAAAAAAAGAGGGTGGGGCGGTGGCGATGTTTGTTAGACAATCCCCCCAGACATATTTTAGCCCTCAAGGTTCTGCCGCAGATTTCACCCGGTTTATGTTAGGGGAAGGTGCGCGGCTTTATGCGGGCGGAATAGTCTACGGCGGAATAGGTGTATTGGGGCGGAGGATAGCCAACTTTAAACTGCCAACCAACATTAAAGGAAAAATAATCTACCAAGCCCAAAACTTTAAATTCAAAAACCCGTTCAAAATACCGCCAGAAGAATATATTAAACGCCCAAGCATGCGAGTAGGAAATTGGGAAGTTACCGCACAAGTAGGCAACCAGATAAGGCGGACCGGCTTCGCCAAAAAAATGCCGGGAACACAGTTAAGCAGGTTTGGCGGCAAAAAAATCTTCACAAATTGGAAGCCAACCTACAATTATGCCCGCGCCGACGCAACACCGTGGAGTGTGCAAGAACGGATGAAACGAGGCCGCTACCAGCGGGTAAGTTATGGGTGGCGTAGGCTGCCAAAGAATATGCGTGCTGCTTCGGCGGCGGAAACACCGTATAATGTGCCAGAGGATTTCCCAACCCAAAGCCGCGTTTCCGGGGCAGGTGTGAACATACCGCAAAGTGTTATTCGACAACCACAAGCAATTAAAAGTTTCCAAATGGGTTTTAGAGGTTCCGCCCGGTTTTCTTCCAATAGTTTTAGGACACAGTTTAACACGGCCATGTTTAAGCCCCAGGTTGGCGGGTTAAAAGAAATAAGCCGATTAGGCAACATAAAATCCAATTTACAAATCAGCAGCCAATTATCCGCTAATCGTTTGGGGAATGTTAATGTGTTTCAAACAATGTATCGCGCCAGCAGTTTTAACGCTAATCAGTTTGGCAACCGAAACATGGCCAGCTACAAATACGAATACAAATACGAATACAAAACACCGTATGTTCCGCCTTATGTTCCAAAGTTAAGGTTGCCCACATTTGGCGCAGGAAGTAGAAACGGTGGTCGTGGTCGGTGGCGTTTTAGTTTTGGGCGTTTTAATCCGTTGGCTAAGTTGAGTTTGTTCGGCTCACCAAGTAAAAAGAAAAAAAGGAGGAGGAGGATAAAACATGGTCGGGCATAGGTGTAGGAGTAAGGGAACAGCGAAAGAATACGCGGCACGGTTGAGGAAGAAAGGCTTTAAAGCAAGCGTCTACAAACGCGGCACCGGATACGGCGTCAGCGTAAGAAGAAAATGAAAGTTTGGGGATGGGCAGGATATAAGGACTATAATGCATTAGCAAAAAGAGGAAAATATTATTGTGCATCCTGCGGGAAACAAATGAAAAAACACCATTTTAGCGGGCATTGTCGTACTTGCCGAAAAAAAGGTTTAGACTAATGAACTTTTTTATTGGTAGTCGGGGTATGAGTAATGGGTATGCGGTTTTTCTAGCATTGATAGGGTTACTAATGTCCGGCTTCACCATTAGTATCTTAGACCAATTACTTATGGGCGACATGTGGAATATCAACGTCAATAACGGATTGAATGGGACCATCCTGAACATATTCGCCTTTCTATGGGGCCTCATACCCATACTCATCGTCGGCACCGCCATATTAGGTGTAATAGCGAACAGTCACAGAACCAAAAATGAGATGTAACCGGGGCAACATCGCCCCCCACGACTGGATAGTAGCCCTCAGCCTTTTCGCTATGAGCTATTTAGTGTTTAGTTATACGTCGCCGATTGTTTCCGCTTTGATTGCGGCAACCGGAAACATGGGGTTGCCAGCCGCAGCCACCAACGTCTTAACCTATGCTGAAACAATGTACCAGTATGGTTTGGTGGTGTCGGCAATAACCGCCATACTATACCTTATCCTGTCAGCTATTAGGACCGAGGAAGAGGACCGTATGATGCCCTATGGAGGCTACCAATGACACAAAAAAACGTGCTTCCAGTGACGTTCAAGCTTTCACAGGCGGCGAAGGATGGGTTAGAGTGTGCGTTTTCCAAGAGGTACACCTCATTTTCCGAGGGGGTACGGGGTGTACTAGAGGAATGGTTGCTCAAAGATACAGCCCAAACCACACAAGAAGAGTTAAAACGCCTTGAAACAGCCCTAGAACACGAAATAAAGATAGTGCGCCTTATGCGCCAAAACATAGAAAACCAAATAATAGAGGTAAAACTATGAAAAACGCCCTTAAAACCCTGTTTACCCTGCTAATACTAGCAGGAACAGCCGCAGCCCTGCAAACAACCACCCAAAAAATAATGGAAATCCACCAAGACGCCGAAGAGGTGACGATAACCATCCCCTACGCAGGCGAACCCTCATGCCCCTGCGCCATGTGGACTATCAGCGCCAACACCTTCCAACCATGCCAACACCCATGGGCCGACGGAACCCAAACATGCGAATACACCCTCCAAACCGGCCGAACATATACGTTCACGGCGGAACTGGGGTGTGGATGCTCATCCCAGGACCCATACCTCAACGTATACCAAGACACCCAAACAATCCGACCACGACAGGGAGGGAAAATCCCGGCGGAATGGAGGGCATGGCGTAACAGCATGGACCCGCCGATGGGAGAGTATGAGTTGTGGCAGCAGGACGTAAATATTCGGTGGCGAATCCAACGTAACCGTATAGGGGAGTGGTTGCGGAGCGTGTGGAATTGAAAACTGTGTGGGCGGCGATAATAACCTTATTTTTCGCGGGGAGTGTGTGCGCCGCCTGCACCACACCATACCAGATGTGCGTGAACATTAGTATCCGCCAAACCCAGACATTAGGCAGTTTCCAATCATATTATTTGGTTCGTTCTTCGATGAATGAAACCCTGGAAAAAAACGCGGGGAGTATTGGTTTCGGCGATAACATATTCGGCGACATCTACATAAACGAAACCCTCAACAACGTTTACGCCAGAGTATACAATACCACTGACCCGTATGGTGCAAGCTGGAATGGCCCCTACAGAACTAGCCAAATATATGCGGAGAACAGATACAACGACGGCGATTGGGCATATTATAGTAATGTTAGTTTATTATGGGTGAACCGCAGCAACTACGTAGCATCCCCATGGAATAGCGGCCAAAGCCCAGACGTGAATGGAACCCCTAGTATACTCGAAATATGCGTTAATGGCAGCATGGAAGGTAATGTGCCAGTCCGCGACATTTTTGCCAACACCACCGCCGACTATGTGGGGGCATTATTCTATTATTACCCGCCGTGTGCTAGAGCCGATTATAAACCATTCCCAATATACTGTTCCTATAATCGCCTCTACCCCGGAAACTTCACCCAATACTATGTCCGCTCCTGGAATTTCACAGACATAGCAGACGAACAAACCGCCGACTTCGCAGCTAAAACCGTGTCACTGGAAACATACTGCGACAACCACCCCAAATTTTCATGGAACCTCAGCTTAGTAAACACAAGCGAATACCTGAATATTCAGACGGTGGAACGGCCGAGAAACATACTTACCTACCAAGGAAAATTATATGTCCGCCAAGATTTAGAGCTCCGCCTCAAAGACCATTTTTGGATTGATAGCCTACTCCCCCAGACGATGCGCCACACACTCACCCTCAACGACTACACGGGGGGGGATTGGATGGGCAGCACCTTATATATTCGGGAAAGCACGCCGTCGCAGTGGGCGAACATCCATGTGGAAAAGTATCCGGCGGAGGCGGTAATCTACCCATACCTTCGAAACAACACCCAATACCACCTCACACTTAAAACGGGTACGGTAACCACTGATTTGGGGTTTATGTACACTAACGGTTTGGATTTGGAGCGGCAGATAATAGTCACCGACCCAATAACCTATAAGGATGGGGGAGTCTACGCGAACACTTCTATTAAGTGGACGATGGATTATGGCACTGGACAAGTGGGCGCAGTTGTCACCGCATCCCCGGGGATAGAAGTTAATTTCAGCGTCTACAACACGAACGGTAGTAGTTGGGTGCGCGTCTACAACAGCAACGCAGCCGGAACAACCACTTTCACCTATACGGTCCCGGATAAACAACAACAATACTATACTTTGGTCGATGTCTATGACCCCTCATTCGGCAGCCACCGCTTTGAAAACATGCTCAGACTGTATAACCGGAGCCTCCCATTAAACAGCAGCGCATTCTATACGCCGCTGCCAGACACGTTTATGGGCATGAGTACAATCACCGCCAAGAAAATCTTTTCATTGATGTTCAGCCTGTTAATCATGTATGTTGCCTGCAAAGCAAGCGACTACGGCTTCGGAGCCATCCTCGGATTAGCTACCTATGGGTTTTTCTGGTTCGTGAACTGGCTACCCCATGAACAGATTCCGTGGTGGATTATCGCAGTACAACTGGTTATGGCGGCAAGCATGAAAATAACAGAACGGAGGTATGCGTAATGGGCCGAATGATGGTCATAGCCTTTTTCATTATGGCTTTTAGTATGGGTATGAGCCTCATGCATCAAATAAACTACTGCTACTTTTTTGGGAACAGTGGCGCAGTCGTGAACGGCTTTGATACGAGCGGATGCCCCGACGAATCCGGGGTTAATAGGACTTTTATCCCATTTACTATTGCGCCCCTATGGGATTATCAGAATAATCTCCGCGACCAAAATAATACCCGCATAGTGCCGACATTATTCAGCAGCTTCAGTAACACATTAGTGGGCGCAATCACTTACGCAGCCGCCCCCCTCGGATTAGAAGATGCCCTCGGCTTTTTCACCTGGACTATTGGCGCTGCCCGCTTCATAGTAAACACTTTTTTCATGCCATTATTCGGGTTGCCGGAGTTTCTAAGCAGCTTCTATGTCCCATTATTTTTGGGTAAACTATTATCGCCGGTCGTGTTCGCATGTCAAATGCTCGGCATATACGAATTCTTCAGCGGCCGAACGGTGATATAAGATGAAATACGCACTAATCATACTACTACTACTAGCCGGGACAACGACGGCAGATAATTTTTGCCCGATAGATTATTGGCCGTTTAATGAAACATCTGGAACTACCGCCTACAACCTTCAATCCTATTATGATTCGGTTAATCTTTCATTGGAAAATGGTGTTGCATGGACAACAAACGGAAAACTAGGTGGGGGGATATATTTTGACGGTTCTAACGACTATGTAAAACTAGAAAAACCCGGAATGCTACCACACCCAACAAGTAGCATATTTACGCCAACATACGACGGCGGAAACCAATCTGTACACCCCAGCATTTATTATAATAGTAGTGGATGGGGAAGCGGCAACTGGAAATACTGGCAAGCCATGACACCATACCCAAACAGCAACAATACTTACGAAAACCCAAGCATCCTAGTTTCCAACGACACACAAACATGGCAGGTTCCCGCAGGTCTAACTAACCCCATAGATGCGTTTCCGGGGGGTTCATCCTACAACAGCGACCCAGACATTATAGTAGTCAATAATATAATGTGGGTGTATTATTTAGAAGAACTGCCCGCAACAACAAGTGCAATAGTTTCTAGACGCAATTCCACTGATGGGGTGACTTGGAGTAATGAACAGAATTTAACAATGACAATAACATATAATCAATTTGCGTCACCCAGCATAATATACCGAAACGGTCTTTGGGAGATGTTTGCCAACAACAATAGCGGAGGCTGTAGTAGCAAAGTTGGAATACTAATATACTACAACAGTACGGATGGAACTACATGGAACGGACCATACCCAAGAACCTTTAACTACAGAACCGATATTACCTTATGGCACTTAGATGTAGACTATATACCTGGAATAAACCAGTATATTATGCTCTGGCAAGGATACGATAATCTTATAGGAGATGCAGGCTGCGGGAAAGCTGGACACATGTTCTATGCGAACAGCACAGATGGGGTGACATGGCAAAACTACAACAACCCATTACTTTATGATTCCACGATAAGCACAAATTGGGATAGGCAAACACTATACCGGCCCACCTTTGTTTATCAATCTGAAAGTGATACACTACACGTTTGGTATAGTGGTCTAAGCAACATAACATCTGAATGGCATCTTGGATACACTAACCAGACGTTAAGTTTTATTACATCACATTTAGGGAAAAGTTTAAGCCCCTTACAATATCCAAAGGGGACTGTTTGTATGTGGTTTAATTCCACACAACTACAAACTGGAAACGGTCTTTTTGGGGATAGATACGATACAGGTTTAGGCCAAAACACTTTTCAACAAATGGTTATTAGCCAAATTGGTAGCAAGGCAACGGCAGGCATGAAAAATGGCACGGTAGAAGTAGCCACGGGCGCGTGGAATACTCCGATAAATACTTGGTGGCATCTTTGTTACATGTGGAACTCAACAATGGAAACCCTAATACGAAACACAACCCAAAACACCACACAAACAAATATCGCAACCTCAACCATAGACAACTTACTGCCCATAAGAATAGGAACGTACTATAGTGGCGCGAATACCTATAGCTTCAAAGGAGTAATAGACGAGGTTGTAGTCTATAATTCTACACTAAATACAACACAGTTAAATAATGTAATGTTAGGGGATTATTATGCTGATTGTTCAACCACCACTACGACTACCACTACTACTACCACCACGACGACTACTTTGATGCCGTATATTAGTGGGTGTGAGGCTAACCAGACGTATGCGTTAAGCGGTACGCCGCTGCTGGTCACGTTTATGGGGAGCCAAACAGATTTGGAACTAGATAGGGCGTGGGCGTTAGCGAACAAAACCGACTTAGAGTTTACCCTCATCGACGATGATGAGGCCCAGGACGGCATCAACTATATGCACTGGGATACTACGGGGATGTTCGGTAATTTCTCAATAGAATGTCTACTAAACGACACTGGCGGAAACTATGTTTCTGACTGGTCGGAAACTATGGTATTCTTAGATACTACTACCACTACAACAACTACTACCACGACTACCACGACTACTACGACGACTACTACGACTACGACAATAGAAGATACCACAACTACCACGACTACGACTACTACGACTACTACCACCACCACGACGACCACTACTACAACCACGACAATAGAAACCACCACTACCACGACCACTACCACGACTACTACGACGACAACCACGGTAACCACCACCACGACAACAATACCCGTAACAGCATCCCCCACCGACCGAGCCTGCGGCAGATACGCAAAAAGCGGAAACATCTGGGCAGCCATGACCTGCCCCTACCTAAACAGCTTCGGCGCAGACGACCCAGGCCCAAGTATCATAACCCCCCCAACCGTGCCACAAACCACCCCAATAGGCGGCGGCACCAGCCAATGCTTCAACGCATCAGACGTATGGCACACCCTAACCTGCCCCTTTACAAACGCTTTTGGAGGAACATAAAATGGCCGACAACTATTTTTGGGCCTTAATGGCCTTAATGGTAGCATTACCGTTTTGGATAAGCACCCAACAACTCTTTTTGGGAGTAATCGCCTTGAACCTGTGCATAATCACATTCAGCGGCTACATACCAGGCGAACTAATGCCTTGGCTCGCATTAGCCAACATCTTCGCCTACGCAATCACCATATTCTGGCGACCATGGACACCCAACATAGGAGGACAATAAAATGACGGAAGTGACAGTGACAAAAACCGGACAAGTAACCTATGACCCCCAAGTGGCCCATAATATAGGCCGCGCCAAGGCAGAGGAAGAAAACCGAAAATATGAAGCGGAAAAAGCACGGGAAAAAGCGTATAATGCCTATCGCGGATACCGAGAGGAAGAGAAACGCCCCATCCCCCAAAGCAGTGGCGGAGGTGGTGGCGGCGGGTTTTTTTCAAAGGTAAGCCGGGGGGGAATGCGCCTATTTGATACTGTTGGGGGCGGAGCCGCTAATTTCATGTTTGGCGGAGGCGGCGGACCTCAGCGAAGACAAACAAGACGACGCAGCAGCGGATTTGGCGGAGGGTTCAACTACAACCCCGACGCAGCAGTAGGCGGTTTCCTAAGTGACATAGGAGAGGGAGGATTTTTTGGGGGAACAAGCCGCCGCCCAAAAAGAAGAACCAAACCCAAAAAGAAAATCAAAACAAGGATAAGATATGTATACGTGCGCCCCAGGAGGAGGAATAGATGAATTTTTTCAAGTGCAGACGACCATACGACCGAATAATAGACGACATAATGGGAAAAGGCATAGTCCGTGTGGGTCCGTGGGCTGGAAGCACCGGCCCATGCCTAGCCCACATACTAAAAGCTAAACTACCCCCCGAAACCATCCATGTAAAACGCATGGGCTGGAACGACTACGTATTCGCCAGAACAGGAAAACGGTTTCGGCGACTAGACACCTTCCGAAAACACACACTATACCAATACTAAAAAGATGCAATGGGAAACATGGGAATGGTTCATCGGAGAAGTAGCCTTCCAATGGCAGAAACGCTGCCTAGAAGGAACAGAAGACATGGTATTCGCCATCAGCGGCGACGAAGGCAGCGGAAAAAGCACCCTAGCTATGGCTTTATGCGGCATCGACCCCGGCTTCACCAGCTCTCGCATATACTATTTTTGGCGCGAATACTTGAAAGCCAACCAAGACGCAATAAAAGACTTGGCCCGCCACATCCCCAAAGCCGACTTCGACCGCAACAACGTCTACGACATCCGCCCAGAAGACTTAACAACCGAAACCATAAACCCCCCAGCACCCGGCAGCTTCCTACTATACGATGAAAGCGCCACCCAAATGTTTAACCGCGCCGCGATGAGCGACAGCAACATACAACAAGTCAAACTATTCATAGCCAACCGTTTCATCCGCCTAGTACACTTATTATGCGTCCCCAAAGTCACCAGCCTCGATAAATACATCCGGGAAGAACGCCTCAAATACTTTATATACATCGTCAAACGCAACAGCCCAGACCTAGACCCAAACAAAGCAGAATACACCGCCTATGTGTGGGGGAAAGAAAGCATCGCCGCCATGGGAGAAGCCCCCCAATGGAAAAAACAGTTTAAAGACCAGGAAAAAATCGAAAAAAACCTATGCCCAGATTTTAAGATTACCCTACCCAACCTAGAAAACCCCAAATACATAAACCCGGAAATATTACGGGACTACAAAGCCAAAAAAACATTATACAACCTCCGCCAAACACTAGATGTTGAAAAACAAGTGGAGGATAAGGAAACAAAACCAAAAATAGACTATTCCACTTTGATAGTGCAACCCGGGGAAACCAAGGCAGGATGGGTAAAACGCACCGGAAAAAGCCCGACAAGTTATCAACATTACCGCTGCCCCGACACCCCGAAATAAAATATTTCGTTGCGAAAAAAGTTTTTTCGTAGAAAGGTTTATATACCAGTAAAACAAAAGCTATACTGTGAAAGTAGAGGCAGAAATTCTAGGTCCTGGTGGGGCAGCAATCAGCTACTTTCACACCCCATCAAACGGCGGCGCGGAACGACCATGGGGGATTAGTGGTTGGCACCTGAACCCGCGCCGCCACACACTCACCCCGGCTGGCGGCATGGCCCAGAAACATACCCTTGTTCTTTCAGACCACCTCAATGCCGCCAGCCACACACTCAACCGCGACAAAAAAAAGAAGGAACGATGACAAGAAGTAGAGGGCCAGATGGGATGTTTGGTATACGGTTTTGTGAGTGTGGGATGCCGATGGGTAAACGACATGGGCGCTATCATTGTAACGCCTGCGGGAGAACAGAGTAACGGACGACGGCAAAAAATGAAACAAATACTTAAAAGTAATATTATAAATGTTGAATGTAACGGCGAAAAAGAATCGTTTATATCTGTATCATTATTATGTGAAGTTTTAAAAGAACTTATGCAAGAAGGTAAAGATATAGAAGTTCCTATAGTCGGCTTTTGTATGATAAAAAAAGCATTTGAGGGAATATTAGAACAAGGGGAGGATTAGCATGGAAAGGGGAATACAATGTGATGAGTGCGGTAAGAATATGCTTAGAATAGATGCATTTATTGTGTTCAGCCCCCCTGATGAAGCAGAACGTATTGAAGAGTGTTTTTGTTCACAGTCATGTTTAGCAAAGAGGTTTAGATAATGGACTATTGGATTTGTAAACAAGGCGTAAAGGAATGTAATGGCGGCAGTTGTATTCTCTTTGCGGTTGGTCAGCCTAATGGATGCCCATACATACGAGAGGATGTTGAATGGCGAAGGTTTGATACAAACTACGATTTCAAGCAAAATAATACCAAAGGTGAATATTTCTTTTCGCCAAAGGAGGATAGAAATGCCAAAAAAGATGAGTGAATGGGATACGGAAAGACTACAACGATTCATGGGGTCTTTAGCCCTTGGTCGTGGATTTGGAGAAAGCATGGAAGCCTACACAGAACGAAACCCAACAGCAAAGGAGGTTAAACGAATACTCAAAGAAAGAGGATTCTAATAAAGGGAGGTGCCAACAATGACAGAATACGCCAAAGTGTACCAACAAACCCTTAAAAGCCGCCTAGAAAAACTAGACGAAAAACTAAGCGGACTACAAATAGATGAAAAACGCCTCCGCGAAGAAATCTACATCACCGAACAAGACCGCCGAACAATCCAAGCCCTCCTAGGCCAGGGAGAAACCATCATCCTCGAAGGCGGCGTAAAAATTCCCGCAATATACGGAGGCTGAAAAATGGATGCGACGTTTAACGGACCCACTAAAAAAATGCGGTACTATGGAAACGGCAACTTCGTAGCAAACCTACCCCTACCCTGGGACGCAACATGGGCTTAAAAACCTTTATTCGGCGCGCATGGAATCTGTGGCGAGGCCGCTGCGAACACTACCGCATCGACTGTACCTGGGGAGCTAACAGCGCATGCTTTAATAGCGCAATACACGACAGCGGCGTATGCGCGGAATGGACCCGCAGACACACCCACGCAACCCACGACGACCTACTACCACAGATAGAATGGTAACCCAGACCAGTTTGGAAGCCTACGAAGAAATAAAACCCCGCCTAGGCAAACTACACCAACAAATACTAGGCATACTCAGCGACGGCAGAAGCCGCAGCCGCGAAGAAATCCGGGAAGCCGTGGGGTGGGGGGGTAGTACCCTACGTCCCCGAATCGTCGAACTAAAACACCTAGGGGTTTTGGATGTGGTCGGATACGGTAAAAACGCTA